ACGCTGGGCGGCTTTTCCGGGGGTTGAAGTCACCTTCGTCTTGCCCTGGGTGCCGGAGTAGCGGCCATCTTCATTGAACAAGTCAGTGCTAGCACTGACGACTTTGAACGTTCGATCGGCGGGTTTGTTTTCCATCTTGATAATGTGTTAGAAAAAAATATGTATCGATATTAAATGGAAAGTCCTTTATATGGTCTTACAGGTATCGTCACTTATTTAGTCATGATGGGATCCACGCTTATTTCTTTGGCCCAATGGTATACCCTGTATCAGCTTAACATAACTACATGCGAGTGTTCGAAGACATGGCACCGGAATGCATTGATCGTGCTTGTTGCCATTAATGTTATTCTAGTCTTGTGTATTGCCGCGGGATGGAAACCTCACCCGGTCTTTGGTTTACTGGGCTTGTCTATAGTTGTCATTAGTTTCTTGTATATTCATGAATTGCGTCATTCGACTTGCGGTTGTGTCGACAAAGAGTTGGAATATGCACTAGATATTATGAGTTATGGTGCTATAGTTATGTGGGCTCTATCGATTGTGCTTATCGGACTATTGATGCAGACGTATAACGATAGATTGAATGAGATACGTGAGGTTACAAAGTCTTTGCATGATGCAAAACGTGGTCATCGCTCTGTAAGCCCGACCAAGTCCAAATAAAACAAATTTTAACGAGAAATGAATTATTTTTCTAGGTTCATGATAGATGACCATGAATAAAGCTCCGCGTTTAAAAGGGCCTGCTCCTATATTTCCATACTCTGTGGATAACGAAGATCTTTTCAAAATGGCGGAAGTATATTGGGACGTATTTGAAGATTTTTACAAATCTCTCAACAAGGAGCAAGTCAAATCTATTCAGTATTACAAAGAAACCGGTTATTTGCATATCAATACCCTTCTTAGGACCAAAATGATTACAAAAATATTGATTAATCAGTTATCAGAAATACGGCGAAGAAGGAGATCTAAAACAGAGACTATACCAGCAAATAATATATCCGATATCGTCAATAATTCTGTATGGAGATCATTGAAACGACAGCTGAAACACGTTCAAAACATCGATGATGCTTTTTATAAATCAGCATCGATTTCAAATAACATTTCGTTACCTTTATTATTTCGCGGGGTGAACGAGACAAAACAGATCTACAATTCATGGGAAATAGGCGAAGAGATGAGAATACCGACGTATCTGTCGACTAGCATGTCTCCTACAGTGGCCTGGAAATTCCAGACATGTGGAAACCGACCTTGTTGCATGTTCGTGTTGCGCATTCCGAAGAGGAAGATGATTCCATGGCTTTATTTGAATTATACAGTTGAACGAGGTCCTTTCAGAGGTCCAATGGACCTGATGGATGAGCACGAAATTTTGCTACCTCGAAATACAGTATGGAAACTGGTTAAAAAATATGAAACATCTATAAGTCCAAATAGTGGATTGTGGTGTTCCTATAGTGAAATAAAGAAAACGCAAAAACCGGAAAACATGGTAACAGTATTTGAATGCGAGTTTATTAGTTATTCTTTTGGTTCATTACATTTTCCTGATGACACAAAGAAGACAGTGTTTAAAAACCTAGAGGTCAATCTTCATAATCCGATTATGCTAGAAGAAGACATGTAAGTTGTAGACGAAGAAAGATATCGTAAACTTTCTTCCACTCTATTAAAGGATAGATGTGGATAGCAATTATATCCATCGTCATCATCACGATTATTTTGGTGTTTTATGTGGAGTATGCCCGACAACAAATGGCATCAGACACGTCAGAAATGTTAAATCGACGCGTAGATGAATTAAAAACAGATTGGCGGAAAACATTGAGGACGATGGCAGATCAAGTCAACGACAATGATCGTGGACTGCAGTTTTCTCAGTTGGAATTAGCCGCCATGATATCACAGACAGAAGAAAGGATTCTCGATTCTATGGCGAAGTCCAACGCCCTTTTAGTTTCTCAGAACCAAATGTATGCAAATTTGGACACACTGTCTAATATAAGTTTCACGCATATTAATAACCTAGAGGCATCATCGAATGTGTTAGCGAGTCAAATAAAAAGTTTGAATAACCGTCTTCCCATTTTAGGTGCGTCCGCAGAAGGATTCACATCCGGATTTGATTTCTTATATCAGGACCGCTCTTTATATGCGGCATATCCGAATCCAACGCAAAAACGCATCGAACGCTTTGGTGGAGGCATGTCCACTACAGTCACTGCAGCGATCGTGCAATCTGAACTAAACCCTTCTGTGGCAGAAGATGAAAATCCCAATCCCGATTTAAATCCTGATCCCAATTTCAATCCCGATTTTAATCCTGATCCCAATTTCAATCCCGATCCCAACTTCAATGCCGATCTCAATGTCGATCTCAATTCTGATCCCAATGCGGCTTTAGATCCCAGTGAAACACAAGAACCTACTTCAGATCCCAATGCCGATCCCAATGCGACTTCAGATCCCAATGCGACTTCAGATCCCAATGCGACTTCAGATCCCAATGAAACACCTGAACCAACCGAGACGATGCCTGTAAATTCATATGCGCCAACTTCAACGACGAGTGTCCCTACTAGTAGTTCTGTCTCTTTTGCTCCTTATCCTTATCCATCGTCAAGTGTACCAGTTCGTTCTACAGCCATTCTTTCAGGGTCATCTAACGTCCCTGTTAGTTCATCTCGTATTGCATCAGCTTCAAATGTCCCTATTAATTCATCTACTATTCCAGTAGTTAGTTCGTATCCTGTTCCCACTAGTTCTAGTTTACCGCTTCGAAGCAAAACTTCTGCTGTTACATCTACAGTAGCAGTCAAGTCTTCTGCTCCTGTCATCACTACAAAGCCTATTGCAACTCAGAGAGTCGCGACTAAGAGTCGGATTCAAACTCCTGCATATACTACACCTGGAGTGCCTCAATCCGAACTGGCATCTGTTCCTGAGGTAACTGCACCCTCTCAAAAACAAACCCCCCCTCCCGTTCCCGAGTTTTCGGTACTATCTTTGAACAACCCTAATCCAGACAATGGATATGCAAAGACTGTCAATGAAGATACGATTATGACATATGGAATGCATAAGAAAGATTTGCGCCAAAACATACTACCCAAGTATGCTCTGCAGTCCACTGTTTCTGATCTTACTAATTCTTATGTTGCACTATCAAATGTATATGTATCTAATTCCTATGTTACAAAGCCCGATTACAACGCATTCAAACAATCGCTTCCACAGAGTTATGCTAATTTACAAGAGTTCAACGATTTGAAAGAGAGCCTTCCCTATCAATATGTAACAGTTCAAGATTATTCTGATTTACAGAATTCTTTACCGAATACATATGTATCCACCGGTGATTATACAGAGTATCAAGATTATGTCCAAAATACATATGCGACAGTAGATAACTTATCTAAAAACTATACACCCATCCAAGATTTCAAAAAAACCAACAACAAGTTCAAAAAAGACTTCGACGCATTAAGTAGTAATGTTGATTTAATTCAAAAAACAGTCAGTGGAGATGTGGCCAGCTATGCTTCACTCTACAATTCGTTCACTGATTTCTCTAATGTAACAAATACACAACTCAACAAAGCCGAAGATACATCAAAATCAGTCAATTACATAAAACAAATCATACCGACATTCGTGACAAACACAGATCTTCGTAAATTCAATGCAGGACTAAGTAATGATTTCACAACAGTGGGTGATTTCAATAACATGGTTGCAACTATGAGTAATATGAACACAAAATTAAATACACTTGCAGACGAAGAAGCCTCTATTAACTGGAATGCATATGCTAAGTACACAGATTTAAGTAATCTTGAATATTCGATGAAAATGAAGTCGGATAGTTCCTATGCAGCAAACGGGGATGTGGTAGTACTAAACAGTAATCTGAACACACTCACAAATAATATGAAATCATACGCCAAGTATTCTGATTTGTCACAATATGCAAAGAATGTTGATCTGAACAACTACGCAACAAACGAAGACTTGACAGCATATGCTCGGTCTAGCGAGTTAGCACCTTTTGCCAAGACCACTGATTTGAAAAGCTATGTTAAAACAGGCGATTTATCGGGATATGCCAAATCATCGGATTTGTCTAAATTCGCCCTACCCAGTGATTTGAGTAATCTCGAATACAACTTACGGGCATCAGGATGGGGACCTCCTCCGGGATCACTTTTCGTAACTAGAAATGATCTATCAAATATCGGATTTGTCATGACAAATCAAATGGGAAATTATGCGAAACAATCGGATTTAACGAATTACGCGAAACAATCGGATTTAACTACATATGCTCAACAAAGTGATCTAGCCGGATATGCTAAGAAGACGGATTTAGGAACGTACATGCAAGCTTCCGATTTAACTGGATACGCAAAAAGCAGTGACCTAAATAACTACGCTCTTCTCAGCGACTTGAGCAGTTATTCAAAAGCAAGTGATCTGGCCGGGTATGCTAAAACATCCGATATATCCAATATGGCAAAAACGAGTGATCTTACCGCCTATGCTAAAACGAGTGATCTGACCGGGTATGCTAAAACGAGTGATTTAACGAATTACATCCAGTCACAGGATATGGCACCATATGCTAAAGTAAGCGATTTAAGTTCAATGTCTAACAACTTATTCGGCTACTCATCATCAACATACGCCAAGATATCAGATTTGTCATCCTTTTCTAATAACATCTATGATTCGGTAAACAAAATGAACAGTTTGATAAGCACCGTATCCAACAAACAGGATAGTATGGCTTCAATAGATCAAGTCTCAGATTTGAGCAGTAAATATGCCAGTTTATCGAATAATCTCGATACTTTAAAAAACACGTCTAAAGCCATGTCTCAACAATTTTCTACAGCGAAATTTTCGATGGGTGCCGGACCTGCACCCATGAGTGTTTTCCCTGAAAATCCCGCGAATAATTGGATGTCAGCCGGAATTGGTAAAAATAATGCGCAAAATATGGTTTCTATTGGTAATTATTCCGCACGTGGCAGAGACGTTGGTGTGATTGGAGGTATGGCAACAGATGCCTCAGCCTGGTCCGATTTGATTCTGAATCCAGATAGTACAGAGAACGCAAATGTAGGAATTGGAAATATAAAGCCAGAATACAAACTCGATGTAAAAGGCGACATTCGTGCATCTGACAAATTGTGTCTTGGATCTACCTGCATAAATGAAACGCAATTGCAAAATATATTGACTACTATGACAGCAACAAATACCTCCTTTGGTTCATTGGATATAGGAGACTTATCTAGTAATGATTTGAATGCATAGTTTATGACAACGTAAATAATCCTTATCATAAATAAATGATAGGTGATATGAAATTTAACTATGCACTCATGTTTCTTCTCATAATTTTAATAGTCGTTATTGGGGTCATGAGTGCACGTAACCAACAGGTAAATCAATTTTTATACGAAGAGCAGAAACGTCAAGAAGAGTATATTTTAAAACACGAAATGGTGATAGACAGGCTTGTGAATGATATCAATTATAATGATATCACACTAGAAAACAGACAAAGGAAGCTAGAAAATCGGGTTAGCGCCCAGACTATATTGGACGCTGGAAATAATGAACGGTTAGATATGCTCGAGAATAATCTCATAAGAAATACGCGGAAATAATTAGGCTTTCATTCTTTCTATCAAGTCCGTATAGCCTCCAATAAATACATCATTCACGAATATAACGGGAGATGTTTTATGATTCACAAGGTTTGAACACATGGGTTTATTCGACGTGCATGCTGATTTTATACCATTCAACGTATTCGTCCACTCATCGCGTTTAACAATAAACACATTGACTTTTGCATATGTGTATTCTTTACATGTCTGGATTGCTTTATCAGCATATCCGCAACCTTGAAATCCGTAAATATCTATTTTCATAGTATTCGCACACTTACAATCATACGACATAAAAAACATATGAAGTTAGATAAAGGGATGTGTATATTTGCACAATATAGTGATATTTTTGGTACACCACGGCAAGGCTTCCATGAAACAAGGATACCTTATTTGGATGTTGCATTATGGGATACAATAGGGACGATCGTGATTGCGATTGTACTCGCACTCATCTTTGATTTGTCTATATGGTTAACAGTGAGTATTGCGTTTTGTTTGGCAATCTTTTTGCATTATTTATTCTGTGTGAAGACTAAACTAACGGTTGCAATGAATTTAGTGTAGGATAGATGCAAAGCGATCTGTTATTAGTACGCATTTCTTATACAATAAGGGCTCTTTCGGAAACAGGTATAATTGAACCGTGAGTGTTTCTTCGTCTTTGAAAATCGACTCAGATAGGGTTTGTGTGTTGTTGAAACGCAAGGTATTTTCATCCTCTAAAACGGAGTTTACAATCATACGAAGATTAGTTGGAAATTTGAGGGGATACGTTATATTGTTCGACGGCATGAAAAAATCCATTTTATAGGTTTTATATTTTTCAGAGTATCTGATCTTTACGATGGCTTCTGTTTCAATCGACAGAATTCCTGCTGACGCTTGAGCATGTACAAAGTCAAGTATAGTACGGTCTCTTTTGAATCTTCTATGTTTTTTCTGGACTTGATTTATGTGCTCTATTGAAAGCGGGTCTATAAACATAGAGCCCCTCAACAAGCGATGGACAATCTGATCGGCGTAGCGACGAATCGGGCTTGTAAAATGAGTATATACATCCACTCCCAAAGAGGCATGACGTGTGAATTCAGGGGAGGCGTGAGGTTGCGCGATCACATACTCCGCAGCGATATCTTGTTCTAGTCCTTTATTGTTCACTTCTTGTCGACGCAGAAGACTATCATAGGGCATCTTTTGCAAAATCTTTGCGGCGCAGGTATTCGCCATCACCATCAACACCTCCACTAGTTTATGACTGTTTCCCGATGGCATGCCGGTCGTTCTTTCTAAGAGTTCGAGTGAGTTTCGAATGGCGGGCGATAGATCATCTCGACGGAAATCCACTTGATCGTAGGTCAACGCTGCGACAGACTTGATCAGAGAAGGTTCAAAGAAGTGATCTATCATAATGCCACCCTGAAAAACCATCCAACATGTAAACGTGAATCGGTCTGAATCCGGTTTCAACGAACACATATTGTGACTCAATGCGACGGGTAAAATGGGGATCTGCGTATCAGGCAAATAGACGGTTTGGCCTCGATGGAACGCTTCTTGATCGATATCCGAATCATACTCGAACCACGCTGTGACATCTGCGATGTGCACTCCGATCATAACCCTATAGGGGTCTAGAACTTCGATACTGAGCGCGTCATCGATATCGACACACCCTTCTGGATCGATGCTGAAAGTGGTAGCTTCGACTGTTTTTCGGATGAGTTGAGTAGAAGATGAGCTAAGGACCATGGGTTTCTTGATCAAAGGCCGGTTTCCTTTTAGTAGACCGCAGGAATGGGCGCGGATGAGGGCATCTGCCGCGGGATCTCCGGTGCTCCCGATGACCATCTCGCATTGTCCCCGTGGATACAGCTGATCCGTCGTCCATTCTAGGAAACTAGCCAACACATAAACGTGATCGACTGAGGGATGCGTCTTCGCGGCGGTTGAGGCTACCAGCATCGGCGGATAACACGGCTGTAGAGGATGAAACACATAGATCGGTACCCCTTTCTTATTCAGTCCATGGGATTGCTTAGCGGTCAAGTGTAAATATCCGGGTATCATCAAGTGGGGTTTAGACTGAGCTGATAAACCGATCGCTACAACTTCATGTGTGAGGGGATCCACGGCCACTGTATCACCGTCCCAAGCGCGATTCATTTCACCGGGTGTCATTTCGTAATCAATCGTTTTTCCAGAAGACTCATATGTCAATGACACATGGCCATGAGAATACGAATGAAAGTGAATGACCGCCAAGTCATGTGGAATCGTGTTGAGAAGAGATGAGGATACATGGTCTTTAAAGTACTTCATGCTTTCTTTTCTAGCTCTTTCTCTTTATCTTTATATGTATAGACACGGGGTCCTTAAGTACTTTTCTTTAGGAAAAGCAGAAAACAAAAATGCTTCGAGTTATTGCGGCGTTTGTGAGCGGAATGTATGTGGGACAATCGGAGCCGAATGCCCCCAAAATAAAAGAATGCATCGTAGAGATAGTTCATGCGGTCAAAGACTCCGAACTATACAAAGAAATGAGGAAGGATCCGCCGAAGAAATGAACGGAGTTTAGATATATAGCGACTCTACTTTCAGAATATCGCGCTTAACTAGCTCTCGCACCGCTCCCAACGACTGCACCCAGTCGAGACGCTGAATCATCGTGAATCCGGCTTCCAACTCGTCAAGTAGCCCAATCAGCTTCTGGAGCGCTCTCAGAAGATTTCCCTCGAATAAGTCGTATTGTTGACAGATGGTCTGAATATGTGCGCCGTTGCACCATTCCCAAACTGGGTCGATATAGCGTGATGATAACTTGAAGCTCGCAGTCTCTCCGTAGCGAACGAGATCATCATATAGAGTTTCTCCATACGCCAGGGCATCTAGACCCAGATCCGTTCCAGGGCGGATCTCTGTCGACTCAGAGTCGCCGCCGCCTTCGTGAATAAAAAGTGCCAACCACGGTCCCAGCATCATTGGGTCCTCGCGAATAGACTCGGCCATCTTGGCTTCGAGTAGGATCTCCGTCAAGATCACCTCGTGAGATTGGTGAATATTCTGCGCAAACAGCCCCTTGACAGTCAGGTTTGCGCGAGTCGGAGCTCCATGTATCAGATATCCTTTCTCTATCAAGAACTGCGTCGTTGTTTCGCATTCCTGTTGCAAGAGTTGAGACAAGAGGCCGCGATCTTTATCCATTTCGGCAAGTTGTCTATCAAGCTCCTCTGCCTGTTGGCGATAGTGGACGTAGGCATCGAATTCAAGCTGTTGCGATTTGGATAGCAGCTCCATAGAATGGGATACCAGACCACGTCCTTTCTTCTTATCTGTATGTTTCTCTTTTTCTCTTTCTCTTTCTTTCTGTTTCTCGTACAGTTCCGCATATTCGCTTAGAGACGCGAGTTGGATCTCCAGGTTTTCACGTTTTTGTGTCAATTCAGCGGTTTTAATAGAGGATCCCTTTATCATTCTTTGGTTTTCTTGATATTGTAGACTGGCTTCGATTTGAGTGAGAAGAGGCTCTGGTTTGTCGGCGAAGGCGCTCCTCAAAACAAAAGCGGTTGAAACGGTGAATTTGGATTGGATCCGCTTGACGGATCCCTGGATCATCGCCTGGTATTCTGAAGACGTGACCGGGTCGTAAACCGGGAAATAAACGACATTGCCCACGGTATCGAGACCGCGTCGTCCGGCTCTTCCCGCCATTTGTTTGAATTCCTCGACACAGAGAGGGCGTTGGGTCTGTCCATTGAATTTGGTCACATCCAAGAAGCAGACGGTCTTGGTAGGCGTATTCACGCCGATCGCCAGCGTCTCGGTCGCAAACATCACTTTGATCCAACCTCGTGTGAACAGGATTTCTACGATCTCTTTGAGGAGCGGCATCATACCCGAGTGATGGACACCGACTCCTTTAGCCAAACAGGCTTTTAGAGCCGTCACTTGGGCGTATTGATCGGGATTCTCTAGCTTCCTAATATAAAACTCGAAAGTGCGATCGATGTGACCCAGCTCTTCAGGGGTGGCCAAGACCGTCGTCACGCGCTTGGCGTATTGGTCGCACTTCTTTCGTGACAGGGTGAAGACGATCGCCGGGAGTTGGCCGTTGATATGAAGGAAGTTCAAGAAAGGATTCAATAGATTAATCATATGGAAGGGTTGGCGAGCTTTTCCGGAGGCCCGTGCTGCATTGGCTTCAGCCACCCCTTTGCGTCCTGTTGTAAGATTGCGAGATTTTGTTTGGGTGTCCCACTCTCGAGCTACCATGGCTTCGAAGCGTTTGGCCGTGGAGATGTATGCATCGGTCTTGAACTTGCCTGCTTCCGCATCGAGGATCATCGTCAGGTGTCCATCGCGTTGCGCCTCATTCCACGGCAGAGACTCCGAAAACGTCCCCGGATTGGGGATGAAGAGAGAGAAACGCAGGGGAACAGGCCGGTACAGTGTCGACACGATGGGTACCTTTTTGGCCGGATTCAGGCCCTCTATCCAGGCCGCCATCTCCTCGGGATTGGCCATTGTAGCCGATAGCAAGATCATCTGCACCGACGGCGGCAGGCGCATGATACATTCCTCCCAAACAGCTCCACGTTCTGGGTCGTTGATATAATGGCATTCGTCGAAAATGACATAGCCTACATCGTCAAAAGAATGCTCGCCCTGAATACGAGCCAAGTCATTGCGGAGAATTTCAGTAGTCATGACCGCAATCTGCGCATCGGGATTCACTTTCACGTCGCCTGTCTGGATGCCGGCAAGACCGCCGTATTTAGCCTTGAGTTCCCCGTATTTTTGGTTACTGAGCGTTTTGACGGGAGCGGTATAAATCACCCGCTTATTTTCGAGCACGGCTTTAGCGATGGCATAGAGAGCCACCGTACTCTTGCCTGCCGAGGTATGAGCTGTGACGAGAACATGGTCTCCACGCTCGATAGCGAGAGCCGCATCCCTCTGAAAGCCGTCGAAAGCATACGGGAATTGCTCTAGAATAACCGGGTTTAGTATGTGAGTCATGGATCTCTTTGCTTCGCTTCTCTTCAAGCATAGATCACATTTTCTCTTTAAATAGTTTTAGCTATCACAAACAAAACAAACACAAAAAAAGATTCAGAAGGAACGCTTCAGACGGCTTAGGCGCTCATCGAGTTCGACCATCTGCGCGGATAGTTCTTCCGCTTTCGCAGCTTCAACTTGGCATTGTAACATGACATTATAGACGATTGCATCAGCTTGTAGCTGATCGGCCTTTTTCTGTACCAAACGTTTTCTCTCTCGTAATTCAACGAATTGCTTGAATTCTCGGAGAACCCACGTGATCCTGCTTTCGGGTAGAGAGAAGAGTCGCAGCTCCTTATTTAAGAGCGATACGGGTTCTACCTGGGTAGACAAAGAGAGATAGAAATCAAGAAGCACGCCTTTGAAGTAGGGAGACAGGCTTTTGATGTTTTCATCATCAACCTTTTTCAGAAACGTAACAAGCTTATTCACAGAGTCGTATTTCGAAGTGGATGATGCGCAACCCATTTGCAAGGAATATGTGTAGATATTCGAGTAGAGAACGAGATAATATGTATATGGCACTAATCCATTTTTAATAAAAAAGACAGTAAAATATAAAAATCACTTCTGATTCCGAAAAGGTCCGAAATACAAAGAGTAGTATTCAGTTGCAATTTTACTTGAAAACTCTTCCGAAAAACCGTTATCTCTGCTGAGGAAGAACTGGAGTGATAAACATTTCGTATCAATTGAATCCATATCGTCACCCCATTCTTCTTTCAGTTTGAGTGCTTCGGGATGAATCGGATTTTCATTATAAATACGTTGGAAGTGCTCTAGCAGAACGGTCTTTTTCTCAGGTGTTGTATTTTTAACATCTTCAAGATCACCAAAGTTTTCTTTTTTGAAGTAACAAGCAAGCTCTTTGACAGAGTTTGAAGTCGATGATGATGATCCACAGTCCATTGTTTTTGAGAGGAACAGAATATAAAGTATATGGCACTAATCCATTTTTAATAAAAAAGACAGTAAAATTCAAAATTCTTCTACTTTCTGATCTAAAAGAAAATGATCTGATCAATATGAAGTACATGTTCAGATTCTTTTGACAGACGATGTCTATCTTTTCAGAGTCTTTGAATTTATTCAAATAGTTGATCAATTTGTTGATGCGCAAAAAGGACAATGTCAGCCGTAGCGCTCGCGCATCTCGGCATAAGTGAGACCTCGCTTAGAGCCATCGGGCATCGTCTCGGAGAAGATGTGTTCCATGAACTTTTTTTCACCCTGGGTTGACCAGATGTTGGCAGCGATGCGGTTAGGCTCGTCCATCAAATGGTCGAAAGCTGTGCAAGGAAGAAATTCTAGTCCAGGACGAACCGAAGAAGCGGGTGCATCGCGAAGATTAGTGTCGTTGAGATCGCGCCATTCGCCATAAGTGAGACCTCGCTTAGAGCCATCGGGCATCGTCTCGGAGAAGATGTGTTCCATGAACTTTTTTTCACCCTGGGTTGAAGCGGGTGCAACGGGAACAGATTCTTGCTGGGTGGTGGTGGCAGTGGCAGTGGTGGTATTCGCGGCGGACATGTTTCGTATTGGATTACAGTATTCTTGAATATGTATAGATATTCGAGTAGAGAACGAGATAATATGTATATGGCACTAATCTATTTTTTTTTAAATCCTTCCCAAAATAGCGCGACCGGGATTCTCGTAGGAGCCCTCCCAATACCGGATAGGATGCGCGTCTTCGCCAGCATATCCTCGTGAAATCATATCGTTTTCACATGAAAAACACTTGGTCTTTTGCCCTATATACCCTGCGACTTCACAATCGAAACATTTCGTGGGATGATCTTGTAAACCGAATGATTCTTGTATAATTCCGGCAAAAGCGTACAAAAGAATGACAGTTAGAAAAAGAACGAGGGCTGTCCACAGCAAATCCATATCCTTTACACATACGTTAGACATGATATTTTCGTGTTCGTGTTCCTGTTCGTGTATGCCTAAACCGATTGAGGATAATCTAGCAACATGGCATTGGAATCCTCTAACGTCTTGCGAATAGCAGTACGCAAGCCCGGCATAATGACAGGGTAATCATAATTATGAATAGCGCATTTTGTTCTAATCATCGTGCCCGCTTTATCCATAGCCAGTACACTCACCGCTGGAGCTGGATCATGTAAAACCCCTGGATAGGAGCTCAACATGGTGTGAAGTGCATCAAGGATGTCACTGATATTGTTGTTTCTGTTTGATAAGGCTACATCGATCACTGCAAATCGAACATCAGGTCGATTATGATTCATAACAATACTCGCTTGAACGACATGATTGGGAATAGTGGTTCGGATTCCGGTCGCCACGTCTTCTATAATTGTCATTATCAATGTAAAATCGACAACAGTGCCAACTATATCTCCAACTTGTATAAGATCTCCGATAGAAAACGTTTGAACTGAAGCCAGAATCATTCCCGCAGCCACATCGCTAAACGTTCCTTGTAGCGCTAACCCGATTCCAAAGCCCATGGCACCCAAGAGTGCTACTAGACTTACGGTTTCTATTCCGAACAGATTAAAGATCATAAAAAGAGCAATAAACATGATAGCATAATACGTGAAATCGGCAATCTCTGCAAAGATTAAGAGGGTTTTATTGTTGTGATTTTGATTCGATGTAGCTAAAGATTTCGAACTAGAAATGATAACACTTCTTATAAATACGCCTATGAAATAGGCTAAAACAAGAATCACCATACTTTGAACGACTTCAAGTAGCTTTTCTTTCCAGTTTAATTCTATAGTTGTTTTTATAGAATTGACAAATTCTTGTGCTCGATTCATAATTATTATATTATCAGAAATAATACGGTAAAGAAAAATAAGAATCAGTTACAATACATCGAAGAATACAAACTCTTTGTCTTCGTTGGCTTAAACTCGTTTATATCCAACCTCACCGAGGTATCGGAACTGTTTCCCAATGAATAAAATACCATCTTAATTCCGGCGGCTTCTATCGCCATCCTACACTTGTCACAAGGCTTGGATAGCTTAAAACAGTTATCGGGATTTTGAGAATCGTAATTTGTGTAATGCTCGTTTTGTGTGTCTATGTTAGAACCGATACGTACAACGTACATCTTACACTTGGGAAGAATGGTCTTGTCGACCTTCCTGAGAGCATTTACTTCTGCATGCATACTCCACATATCGGCTAACTCAATCGGATTATTCCAACCAGAGGCTACAATCTTGCCGTTGTAAACAAGCACGCAACCATGCTGGTGCTGCATCCTAGAATGAAGTGCAGCGTTCTTGGCCGCAAACATGTAAAGAGAATGCTTCCTCTTCATGATTGCCTCTATGCACACGCTATCTCGTTTTCGTATTTTGTATTGATTTTTTTCAGTTTTTTTATTGTACTCGATCATTCTTTAAGTAGCATTTTTTTGCACCGCTTACACTGTCGGTGGAAGCTTCGGAATAGCTGGGAGAGTTGATGAATTATTAATATAAATGACTAAATAATATATTCCAATACCGATTCCGATCAAAAGAAGTAGTGACAATATCGTATATATAATAGTTGGCCAAATATTTTCATGAACGCTGTAAGATCCAAATAGAGTGTACACAACATTGTTGATGTCTTGATTCACAGAATATCCTCCAGGATAAGATCCCGACCAATTGATCTGAGGAGCCGTAGAATTATCGAGGGATGCATTCTGAAATGAATACAAATTAAGTTTGGGATTAATATAATAGGACAATGTTTGGTTTGGTTTTGTTGTAGGCGTTGAAGTCGTTGTCGTTGCAGGAGTGGTTTTAGGAGTTGAAGTAGTTGTCGTTGTTGATGCAGGTGTGGTTGTAGACGTTGAAGTCGTCGTTGTTGATGCAGGAGCAGCAGTGGTACTGGATGAAGTACTTGGAATCGATATGTTATCATATGATTGTAAATAAGGACCATATTTGGAGTACACAGAAGGCATATTTACGGTAGTGGGGGGTGATATAGATTGAAAAGGTGAAAATGGAATAGAGATTGCGTTTAAGAAAGTGGAATAAAACCCGCTACTAGGTAGCCCTACCAACAATAAAGGCGCAGTTGTTGCGGGAGCTACACTTGTTGTTGCTGACGCTACACTTGTTGTTGCTGACGCTACACTGGTTGTTGCGGCGGCTACACTGGTTGTTGCGGCGGCTACACTTGTCGTAGAAGGCGCTACACTTGTTGTTGCAGGTGCTGTTGTAGATGACATTTGAAGTTTATGTATATATTTTTTGTTTCTTTATCGCTGAACACATGCATATACCGTTGTTTGATTTCCCGATTGATTCGATGCATATGTAAGTAAGCAGTCTCCTCCTAGTTTATTACACATTGTTTTATTCGTTTCCTTGTCGGGGTCACATAGTTTCAAGTCTTTCAATTGTGGCAGTGCCAAATCCTTAGAATGCTCTTTTGCTGGATCAACTTGACCCGGAAGAGTAAACGTTTCTGTACACACCAATTCACCCTGTGTGGTGTAAAGACACGAAGACATCTTTACTATACTTCATGAGAAACTCTTATTGAAGGCCCATCTTCCGCATCGTCTCTGGTTTGATTTCAGGAATCTCTTCCAACCCGGCCGATATTATAAAATCACCACACATCTCCATGATGTCGTCTTTCTTCATCTTCAAGAAATTCTTTTTAGACGCATACGATCCTAACATAGATCTATAAGCGCTTTGGGCTGTTTTCCGCATATCCCGATTCTTATTCTGAGACAAGTTCTCGATAACGTCTATCAGAGCACTCGCACGTCTAACAGCCGAGTCCGATGTAGCTCCATGAGTTATCTTAGAATTTGATTTAGATTCAGAAATAGGCATTTTCATGTCGCGTAAGTGCTGAAGCATCGCCTTTTCTTTGGTGCTTAGAATCATGAGCGCCTGTCCTGATTTTCCGGCGCGACCCGTTCTTCCTACGCGATGTTCGTACTGGCTCACATCTGTAAACCCAACCTGAATTACCAGCGTCACATCCGGGAAATCAATGCCTCGGGCAATCACGTCAGAAGCGAACAAAATGTGACCCGGCTTGGCTGCAAACTTGGCCGCAGTCTGCGTACGTTGATTCTGAGATAAATCGCTATGCATCTCTAGCACAGGCATACCTGATTGCCGAAAAAGCTCGGCCATAAACTTCGTCATACCCACATTCACAAAAAAACAAATAATCCGGAACCCGGGTTCAAGAATCTTGTATCGTAAAACACGATGTAAATGAGCGATTACGTGTTTAGTTGGAACACATAGGTATTCCTGGCTGATACGCGTATGCGATGCGTTATCACTGCCACTAGTCACATCGATCGTTTTTGCATTACCCTTCATTATCGCATTCGCAATATCTTGCACTCCTTTTGGTACCGTTGCCGTAAATAATAGTGTCTGTTTGGTCTTTGGTAAATATTTTGATATAAACTCAATGTCCTTTTGAAATCCTCCATCTAATAAACGATCACACTCATCGAGTACCAACACCTCGACGTTTCGTAACCGATCTGCAAATCCCGGAAAGTTTTTAATATGATCTTGTAATCGTCCCGGAGTCGCTACAAGAATATCACAGGGAAGAGTATTTAAGGCGCGTTTTTGCTTTTTCATATCTTCCCCACCGATCACGAGCTGGACTCCTATATTCATGTGGGTCAACAGCTTATTAGCTTCGTGTCTCGTTTGATCGGCCAGTTCTCGAGAAGGAGATAGAACAAGGGCTCTGATGTTTTTAGAAGAAACCGATGACAGCAAACGATCTGCTATCGGTATCAAAAAAGATAGAGTCTTCCCGCTTCCCGTTTTTGCTTTCGCAAATACATCCAGACCTTGTAGCGAAAAAGGCAGCGTCGCCGCCTGAACCTCTGACATTTCCGCGTACTTAAAGACTTCTCTCAAGGACCTTTGTACAGGAGCTGAAATAGGCAGATCTATAAATCGTTTCATTTACTTACTAGGAATGTTATTTAACATAGCGGCACTTGAATAGCTTCATCCATAAACCGTTTTACATTATACATCCATACTCTCTCTGTATTTCGAAAAGCCTCTATCAGACCTTTTTTCTGCCAGGAATGCAATGTACAATTATGAACTTCTAATATAGCGCATGCTTCATTTGCTGGAACAAAATCCTCTGTCAAATAGAGTTTTGCAGTCGATGGCTGCATTATACTATGAATAATTCGCGCCTTTCCTTGCCGAGGAACCTTCACTTTTTTCTCTTTGTCTGCGTAATGTTTATCGTGCTCACAGTCTTTACTTTTAGAAGGTCTTCCTCTTCGACGAACTACCTGTGAGTTCGGCTCAACGTTCAACATGTCGGGTGTTTCTCCAACATGAATGTGATTATATTGTTCATATCCTTGGACTTCTCGACCCATATCTTTTTAAGAAAACGTTATCTACACTACCTCTAGAGAGATTCCTTTAAGTAGTTTAGTTAGAGTAGTAAAAATAAAATGTGCTTGTAAATAAAAGTTAAGATGCCTTCTTCTGATTTCTCTGGATCTTTCTATGGTGATTCCAAACCCATGTCTGCTGCTCAGCTCTCTGCCTACAACCAGGAAGTGGCCAACGGCTTACAATCTGTGGGTGGTAAGAAGAAGGCTCCTCGAGTGTCTCGTCTCGAAGACCTGACTAAAAAGGATCTGATTGCTCGTGCAGTCAAACTGAACATTCCTTTTACCGGAAAAACTAACGCCCAGCTCATCTCGGCCATCCGCCAAAAGCGTGGACAGTAAATGCCAATACCTTATAATTGTGCTTTAGAAGACTGCTTCTGTTGTTTTTGTTTCTGTTGTTTCGATGAACATAAAAAGGCGTAACAGCCTTTCGATACAATCATCGTATCTTCAGCAGCAGCTTTGATAGCTGCAATATTCAACCGTCCTTGCGATGCGTCAAAGACAGCGTCGATGATATCGCCGATAATGTTGTGTTGTACCATGATTTCGAGCATCTTGAGGGTATCTTCGGGAATCAGGTCGTCGGCTGTTCCGGCGATCCCATCAGCTCCTTTGGCCAATTGCTCGAGGGCCGCAATAACGCATTCTTTTCGCTGAGGTCCAGATAATTGAACCATATTCGAAACGAGCTCCATCCCTTTCTGGAGGATTTCCATCGCCGATAAATTTTTCTTGAGAGCACATTCGACCAGCTGCTTGGCAAGGTCTTCCGATGCAGCGAGCATACCTATGTCCGCCATTATTTATATACAATCTACATTTTTCATGTTTGCCGTCACTTTTACATGGTGCATCTATAGCATAGACTGCACGACCATGGCAAGTGTTGTTCCTGTCAGGCCACCTGCATATAAAGCACCATAGGCAATAACGCGAGGAATAGATTCGATTAGTTTTCGTTTAGCATAGGGATACACCAAGTTTCCTATACACGTTATTATTCTCTTTTTGTATTTTTGTTGATGTAGTTCTAAGGGCGCTTGCGATTCTATTCTTATAAATTCTGTACCGTCGGGCTCGTTTTCCACTAGGGCCCACTCATCCGACGTATCCGACGTTTGCGGGAGATTCTCTGTCTCAGCCATCTAGTCTGCTGTGACATTTTTCTTTTACAATCTAGATTTTCACCGACATTTTATCGCTGTAACTATCACAAAATCCACCCGTAAGTACAAATATGGTTGTTATACTATCAATTAGTTTGCGATCTAGGCGGTGAAAAAAGGATTTTATCTCAACACTCTTTTTTCATTCGTTTACTTGCAATCCACACCAATCCAACAAAATAGTCTATCATGCCGTTACATGCATTTATACCATGGTATCGTCCTCTCAGTAAAATAGGTCACAATGATGCATTAGCTGTAGACTCGGAACTAGATATAATTGTAAATGACATACAAGTTTCATTATTGCAAAAGGAGTCCACTCAAAACCACACAGATATATGCCTCACACCTCCTCAAGAAAGTCATAAAGGAGACTCGCCTGAAGATGTTGTCGAAGAATTGTATATCACGCCAACATTTTCTAAGAAATCGAAATGGCTCGCTGTATTTGGAACAGCATTATATGTTATCATGATGTATATTGCATACACGGTTTTCTACTTTGTCTAAAAAAACAAATGCTGCAAACTTCTTTTACTGTTACACGATCTTACAATAGCACGGTAGTCGTGTTCGATTACACGGTTCGCATACGCGGGTGGTGTATTTTGTTTGATCCATATCACTTAGTAATTCAAAAATACAATCCGCACCAGATATGTATGTCGACGAAACAACAAGGTGAGCCGTATTAGGAATACTTGATTTATTTTGAATAAGATCTTCCTTTGTTATGATTATGATCACTTTTGCAAATGGAGCACACTCGGATGCTATATTCTTCCATTTGTCAACATTCTTCATGTCGTCTATAGTTGTGCACAACAGAAATGCATATACATCACTAAAAACATGTGACAGAATGTTCTTTGTTGTCTCAAAGTTTGTTGCCCCCATATCATATATTTCCATGTCTTTGTATACAAAAAAGTTGTATCCCATCGTGGGATCATAAAATGACTGAAACCTTAGCTCAAAAAAGCGAATACACATCGCAGTTTTACCCGTTCCAGGATCTCCTATTATGACGATTTTACGCATTCGTCTACTAGACCAAAATAAAATTTACACTCTGTTTTCTTACAGGTTCGAATGATGTATATATTTAGACATAGGGTGTTCCTTAAGTAATGTCACTATATCGTGTTGATTGTATCGTGTAGCCCATTGTAAAGGCGTATACCCTTCCAGAGTAGTGAATAATATTCGAGGATACGTATCAAGATATTTGATAACGAAAGCGGTATATCCTTGCCGTATCGCTTCGTAGAAGAATACCTTCATCATACTACTATGCTTTAAGGAAATTCTGTTTTCAAAAATCGTGTGATAGCTGTCTGTACATCCAATATAGTAGGAGTTTGCAATTCAATAAATTCTTCTACTCCATAATTTTCGAAATTCTGTACTACCCTTGGTGTTGTCGATCCTCTGGGAGTAGTTGTTGTTGTCGATCCTCTGGGAGTAGTTGTTGTTGTCGCTACTCTGGGAGTAGTTGTTGTTGTCGATACTCTGGGAGTATTTGTAACTATTATAGCAGCTGTTGTTGATACTCTAGTAGTCGTAGTGGCAGATAGAGGAGCCGTTGTAGACACTCTGGGAGTCGTATTTGTTAATGCAGCTGCATTCGGAGTTGGGATGTATTTATCAACAACGTATATCATATTATTAGTATCGGTTGTTGTTTTCTTAGAAGGATCGTTACGAACGAATAATAAGTGTATTTTTTGTTTCGAATCATCAACATTCTTGATGTCGCATACATTTGGATCAGATGTTGTGTCTGTCCGATCATCTATGTAATAGATCTTGAAATCAGAATGAGATGTATCATACAGTCCTTGATAAATTGTTACATTTCCATTCTTTGTAGATATAGACGTATTTGTTGTTATATTATCCCTGTTGTTCGTCGATGATTGATCAAGATAAATGGCATTCATACTTTGGATATTGCCAATACTTTCTTTAAGCTCTCCGTATAATCCACTGGAACCAGTACCATAAGCATCCGTCGTAAGTTTGGTCAATATATCCTTATTCTTTTTATCTCTATCAAGTGATTTCGAGTTTATACAATCCCAAACTGAATATGGTAACATAATATAGATAGATAACTTGACTTTTATTATAGGACTATTGTCAGTTCGTTCTACCATTGTGGCGGTACTTTCAGGTGGTGTTGAAAAGGTTTTACTAATTTTTTTATTTTCTGTCAAAAATGCTTGAGTACTGAAATCATAGAATTGCTCTTTAGAAGACCTCAATAAGTAAATAAACCATAAGCATAGTACAATGACCAATGCAGGTACAAAGATCTTTACATAATCATTCATTTAATATGTAACTATAAAAAAAAAGATAATAGCCTGCCTTGTTCTTTATTTCTGGGATAAACTGTATAAGATCATTGCAGCCTCTTGTTCCTCTGATATGGACTCAGTATTGGATGAGTTATTTTGCGAGTAGGATTCTGAAGATGACAGTATCATCTTATTTGTGATTCCATCTTTCATATACAGTTTACAATGTTCGTCACACTGCATCAAATACGATATAGTCTCTTGAATCATTTTATGTTCTGGTTGGCTGATAATGTTTTTATCCTCGATAGGCATGGATAGGATAGTCTTCGATAAATTAGTCATGTAAAAATGAGCAGCCTCGTAAAAATGAACAGATGTTCGAGTATATTTTTTATTCATATACCCATAGGCATAATTCAAATAATATACACAATATCTGGCTTTCCATAAAACAACAGGAAGGTGCATCCATGTGTTGGGGCATTCATAAGTAGGGTACTTGTATTGACAAGTAGTGTACTTGTCTTCACAAGTAGTGTACTTGTATTGACAAGTAGGGTACTTGTCTTCACAAGTAGTGTACTTGTCTTCACAAGTAGTGTACTTGTCTTCCGATGTGTCTTCCGATGATTGCATGATAGTTGTAATCAGACTACGACGCAAAAGATAAAAAGAAATAAATCCGTTTTTTCAGAGACATTTTTGACTAAGCAAAGCGGAGTTCGTGAGGATCCTGTAGTTTTTGACTTTTGTTGCAATTAACATGTTTTTTACAACAAGAGCCATAGATGGCACTCGGCAAACAACACAGTAAGAACGGAATTTTCACCGGAAAGCAGAGACACGTACATAAGGCAGTACAACATATATCCTGCTGATCGTCATAAACACAATATTCTGTAATCACGATATCCTTTAGATCACTAAGAGATTCGGCACACAGAGGCGGTGGTTTAGACATGGTGGATTGTTTATAGTTGAAAGAAAAGATATGAATCAAATTTTTCCAGTCTCCTAGAATAGATCGTAAATTGTGTTTTTACATTTAGAAAAAGAAACAAGTGTCTTTCTTGTTTTTGTGTTTTTTTATTTTTTTGGGTTAGTTTTCTTGTTTTTTGAGTGTTATGTTTGTTTGCACGACTTATGACTAAATCGCGTCTTATTTAGGGTTTGAATTGTTCTTTTAAGCCTTGGGAGCAGCCTTCTTCTTGCTCTCCTTGGCTTCAACCTTCTCCTCCTTGACCGCGGGAGCTGCAGCAGCCGCGTTCTTCTTAGAAGCGTTCTGCTCGTTCCACTTGTTGGCGACGAGCTTCATCAGTTCCTTGTTGTTCATCTCCTTGTTCTGGGCGCGGAGGAGAGGGAGCTGCTCCTTGACGTAGAGATTGTAAGGGCTGGCGAGGCGAGGCTTGCGAGGAGTCTTCGACTTGGGAGCGACGGGGAGAGCAGGGCTGTTATCGGTGAAAACCTGATTGAGACGAGCGCGCTGATCATCCGACAACTCGGGGAGAGCGGCAAGGAGCGCCTCCTGAAGAGCCTTGGTGTGAGCGACGAGGCCCTTGACGTGAGCGAGGTTGACTTGGTGTGAAGAGTCCATGTGTTTGTGTTATGATGGATGTTAGTGAAATAGCTTTAAGTGGCTTTCTATGAGAGGATTTTCACTAACTCATCAAATCCGTTTTTTCTTCGCTGTGTGATTCTGAGTGGTTTTGTACCTCCGATAATTTTAACTTTTCTGGTAATGTATCGATATTTTGTCGATATTATTCAAAACAATACGAGACGCTGGTTTTATGACAGATCAGCGAGTAAATAGAATGGTGTAATCAGGACTCCGGTAATGTATTGTTCGTATAGATCCAAGTCGGTTTGTTTCATGTCCATCACGACTACGTATCCCAACAAGATCAGAGTAATGCTGATGCATAGATCGACGAAGACATATTGGACGAGCGTCGAGTCAGAACCAGCGACATACCCGAGAATGAGGGTCAGGACCGCTGTCAAGACGAGATCGTACAGGTAGATGGTCCATGCGGGTTTGTGGGTGTTGGAGAATAGCGGATCGTTGGTTTGGGCTTGCTCACGTTCCAGGATCTGGTCGCGGATGGCCTGACTGTGGTGATTGTAGAGGGCAACACGTGCGGCTTTCGTTAAGTACATCGGGAGGTCGTAACGATAGAGATGCTGGAGGATAGGATTGGGAACTTCGGGGGAGACTACGATGGGGAGTGGCTCGGCGGGTGATGGAGATGAGGGTTGGATGATAGGAACTATTTCAGTTGAAAGTGTTTCATTATTTTGATTTATAGTAGCCATATCTATAGGACGTGTACTCGTATTTAAGAATACTTCATTATTTCCTCCAGATTGTGATTGTTTTTGTATAATACTTTGAGTATATTTTTGTCCCATGCTTTCATCTTCTATACATGGAACAATAGGTATATTATATTTAATGATTTCATCTATAAACTCAACTGTGCCTATAATACTTAAGGAGTTTACAGCACGAATGCTGTCTATGAACTCTAACACGTGACTAGGTTTTAGAGATGATGTTGGAATTTTAGTACTTTCGTCTACTTCAACTTTTACTGGATCCGCGCTTATATTTATGGCTTCATAAATAGTCTCTTTTTGTTCTTCTATAATGTCAATAAATCCTCCTATCTTTTCTTGTGTTGCTTTATCTAAATTGATTATTTGAGTGTAAACTCGGTTTGTGGCTGTAAATACTTTTTTAAGAATGTCTGTGTATTTCAAAACAATGTCTGCATCTGTCTTAATTAAGGATACTTTGTTAGGATCAGTAACAGGGTTATAGCAATATATTTTATAAAATTTAAGAAACTCGTTATATATGTCTATAATTGTTTCATTTTCATTTTCTTTTGTCTGAATATTGATGAATGGTAAGTTAGGATTATTCGGATCGTTTTTATCTTTTAAATTGATTGCTCCTACAATAACCGTATTTAATTTTATACTATTTTCAGACTTATTCTGTGGGTTTATTAATGTTTTGATAGTGTTTACTAGTTTGCTCATCCAGTTTGAATTATATCCATTATCGGAAACGATCGATGAATTAGAGTAGTTTTTCAAACATTCGTGAGTGAAGAATGGATAATTTCCAAATATATTAGATTTACCTGTAGACAATTTTAATAAGTCAAATATCCCTCTTCTGAAATACTTCAATTCGTTATTGATAAATATCCCTTCGGTTACTCGTTCTTCGCAACCTTTCTGTATTGTTTCTACCTGTTGTTTATAGTCCTCCAACTTTTTTAAAAGGTTTTGTAATTGTTCTTTGACATATGGTTCAGTTATTACTGTTTTACCATCATTTAATTGATATTGGGTTTTTGTCGGATTTGTCTCATTTCTGTTTATTACCAATGTTTTGTTGATATATGGTAAGGTCATTTTAAATATGTTTATATGGTCTGGTTCCACATATTTAAGATGGTATTCTTCAAGCACCTTGAAGTCATGAGCCATTATTTTTACTAATGATAAAGTTGGTCTTATGAAGTTTTTACCCGGTAAGTTGAAATTCTTTGTACCATTAAAATGTATCTCGTCCTGAGTAAATCCTTTGAATTGGTTGAATATGTCCTTCCTGAAGTTATTGCTATCTGATAAATGTAAAGGTGCATGATATTTGTTTGATTTTTTCATATATGGAAAAAATGGGAAATATATATCGGCAGTATTGCTAATATTTATTACTACTTCCTGTTTTGTATTTTTTTCCTTACGAATCCAGCCTTTCTTTACTAAAAATGGTAGAATTAAAAAATTGTTAATGTATTTTTGGTACTCTGTTATATAATCCGTAAATCCATTGTAACTTGGTTTTCCCTTCTTCGTATATTTTAATGCGCCTTTTATAATTTGTATTTCATTAGACGAAAATGTTTTACCCAAAGATTCTTTACTATTGAAATACTTGTATATTTCAATTGATTCTTTTACTGCATCAGTAAAATCTTCATCTTCTTTATATTCATACCTCTCTTTTTCTGTTTCTTTTAATGAATTTTCATAGTTCAATATTGGATATAGATCTTTATAAAAAAATTTCGTTGTTTGTGTTTGGGTGGGTGTTGTGGTCTTTTGTTTTTCTTGAGGATTATTCAATTGTTTCCAATTACTTTCTATTTCGGAAAAGATTTTATTAATCGTGGTCATATCTGATACATTCATGAGATCCGAATCAGGAAATTTAATTAATTCTTCTTTAGCATAATATGTTCTTGTCTCACCTTGCTTTATCAATTTAGAAAATGATTCCATAGTCGTATAGTCGTTGCATAAAAACTTATTTTCTACACCTGCTAAATCTGCTATGAGGATGTATTGTTCATTCTGTTTATCCTTCAGTCTAAACTTTAATGATATAAGAACATGACTTCGAGAACTGTTTATATTATTCGTAGTTGGTGATACTTTGCGATTTGTTTCTATAACATTTAAACATTCGTTTTCCAACGTTTGGTTCTCATTACTTTTGTAACCATCACCATTCTTTGTGAAAGTAGCAGTTTTTTCTATTTTAACAGGTTCAGCTTTGTATGTATTGTTTTCTCCTTGAACTCTTTTGTCATAATATTCATACGAACTAAATATAATCTGTTGACAATTTAGTTTTCCTAATATTTCTAATAAAATCCCATTTTCTCCGACTTCTCCATTTTTATGTTTTTCTTTGTAATCATCTGTTTTTTTGTACTCTTCAGAGTATGTTCTGTAAACTAATGTGGATGTTTTACCTGAACCACTAACACCAATTCCAAACATCAATACATTTTCACCATTCTGAATTTTCCTTAAAATACTTGTATTCTTTACGATATCATTGATTCCTTGGTTGGGTGTAAATATGTGTGTAAATGGCCCAAATATATATGGTGTCGATGGAGTATCGTTTTTTTGGATCTTAAATGCTGTATTCGTAATATTCTGATCGAGATTTACATTTTGCAATACATTTATATTATGAGTCAATTCTTTTGTTTTATCATCACATCGAACACGAATAATAGACGTTATTGAATCTGACTGTTCAGTAGTATCTAGTGGCTTATAATTGGCGCTTGGAAAGTTCATCGCCTTTTCTGTTGAATGTGACAAATATGTACCGAAATTTACAAAAGCTGGTTCTAAAACTTTCCAATGATAATAATGGTTAATTATTTTCATATAAATGTTTATCAAATTCAATTCTATATTTTGAAAAGAGTACAAGATTTTATTCATACTTATGCAAAAATCTAAGAAGTATTGAATAAATACATATTTTCTGTTATCATTTTCTTTGTCTTCTTTATTGTTATCTTTTATGATTTGTTTATTTATAAAATCGTGATCAGTTTCGTCAATTTTATTTATTAGTAATGTTATAGCGTCACTAGTCAATGTAGCATTTTTGAATTCTTCCAAGTTCTCATATATATCTGTTACATCCCAATACGAACTGAGAATAAGAAGACTGTATATATTTTGACCACCACCCATATATGCGACGTTTTTTAGAAATGGTGCTATAAACTTTAGAATTACACTTTTATCTAGAGACATCATCATCACATAGTGTTCTTTGTAAATTATCTTTTCGATATCTTTATTCCATTCAAATACAAATTTAAATAACTTTTTGAGTTCTTCTTTAAAGTTTGCTTTATTCACTGTTATTGGTATTTGTGGTGTCTTTGTAAGGACTTGTGTTTTTTGATCGGTTACAGGTGTTGTTGTTTTACTAGGTTCTATAGATAAATATTCTACTGTTGTTAATTTATTGTCTTCACATAACTTTTTTGACTTCTCAATCAAACTAATATAGCTATACTGTTTTCTATCGTTTATTTTTTTTGATGTTTCATTTAACATTTCTGATATTCTTTTGGCAATATTGATTTTGTTAATGTCGTCAGAATCTAAATTATTCGTGGTTGTATTTACAATTCCTTCTACGTAATTGGAAATTGTTTTAGTTATATCAGATATATTCGTATATTTGTTATTGTCCTCTTTCAATTTTTTCAGTTCAGCATTCAAACGTTGTATTTCTTCCTCTTTATGCTTAATGTCTTGTGCCGCTTTTTCTATATTAAGTTTATGTTGTAAAGACAAATCTTTATTTTCATCCTCTTTCTTTTTCAACTGTGAATTCAATTCTTCAATAGCACTCTTTTCTTTTGCGATTCGTGTTTCATTGTCTTTTTGAATATCTTTTAATTTTTTCTCAAAGACAGCTTTATTTTCTGTTTCTTTTGTATCTGAAATCATTTTAAGATTACTTATTTCTTGGTTTGCCGTTGCAAGTAACTTTTCATATTCTTCCAAACTATTCTGAACCTGCTTAAACTCTCCCTCTTTTTGAGATAAATCCTTGTTCAATGCATCGTATTTTGTCTTTTGTGCTGTTAGTTCAGCAATGCTATTGTTCAATAGTTGTTGTTTTTCTTGTAGTGCTGTATTTGCGGCCGTAATATCCTTATCCCTAATTTTCGTCAACTCGCTAGTTGTTGAAGTTAATTTCTTTTCAGCTTCATCAAGTTTTTGTTGTAAACTTTCTTTTTCAGCTTCTAACGCTTTAATACTTGCTGTTAACGCCTCTTTTTCCGTTGCTGAACTTGCTGCAGTACTGGCTTGTTCTACTTTTAAATTTTGCAATTCTCTTTCTAATTCAGACATCTTTGTTTGTAAACCAGATACTTCTTGATTATTTCCTTCTTGTATCTTCTTAATTTCTTCTGTTTGGTTGTTTATCTTTGTTTCCAATTTTTCGACCTCTGATTTAATTGTTTTTAATTCTGACTGGTGTTTTGCTATTTCACTGTTAAGTACTGATTTCTCTGATTCCAACTGGTCTGTCGCTTTTTTTAGAGCATCAGCATGATCTGATTTCTCATTAAGTAATTTTTGTATGTCTGACACGCTTTTATCTTTAAGTTTTTCTAAACTTTGTTTTTCTTGTTCTAGAGCAGATAACAGTACTTCTTTTGCGTTTACCTCCCTATTTAATTTCTCTCTATCTTGCTCGTTTTGAGCTATTTGTTTATTTTTTTCATCCAATGTCTCTCGGAGTCTTTTGTTTTCTTTTTGTTTATCATTCAGTGTGTTTTCAAGTTCAGCAGTTCTTAAGCCCAATTTATATAATGTAAATAAATCGGTACCCCATGTTGCTGGTACAGTTGGTTCTGTAATTGGTTCTGTGTTTCCTCCTTTTAGATTTGTTGGATGAGAATTCATATAATTTTGTAAACTACTTTCTAATTCATTAATTATAGTTTTGACTTTATTTTTAGTATTTTCATTTGTTTTTTCATCGTTTGTTATCGAATTTAATGCCTCTGTAAATGTATTGTAATGATATTGTTGAATTGAATGAACATCATTGTCTGTTACAGGTTCTGTAAGGTTTTCAAGTTTTGTTTTTGTTGTTTCTTTTATGTCGTTTAACTTCTTAATGTATTCATTTTTGTTTTCAATTACTACACTCTCATCAGTGAGATTACGTATAAATATGTTGTATAATTCATTATTTTGCTTTATAATAGATTGTGCATTTGTTTTGTTTCTATCACTCATTACTTTTATTTCGTTTTGTTTAATACTCTTTTTTGCTGTTGATATATCTTGTATATATTGTTTAATCTTTTCATCTCCTATGTTTGTCGAAAGCAATATTTTTATTTTGTCTATACTGTCATTAATAATAGCTATATTATCATTTAATTCTTCTACCGTTTTTGTTTCAAATTTGGAATTTACATTGTATGTATTCAGATCTTGTTTAGTCTTTTCAGCAATATTAATAAATTGATCTCTTTCAACATTCAACAGTTTTAAAAGAAGATTAATTGATGGTTTAGTGTTGTTTGCAATTTTATCTTCTTCTAAGCTTGATATTATTGAATTAATTTGATCGTCTTCTTGTTTATCGCTTTCTTTCTTGCCTTCTATCACGTTTTTGAATTGATACATAAATTGAAACATGATGTCTTTAATTTTGTCGATCATCTCTTGACATGATTGTATGCATTGTAATCCCCCTTGTGCTGCATTCAGATATTTTCTTTCTGTTAAAGATGTTTTCGCCTCATCTAATATTCCAGTATTGGTTTTTATCATTTCGTCTACATTAGAAAAAACGTCGACTTGTGTGTTATCTATTTTTTTAACTTCATCAATAAATGAGGTAACATCACCGAAATATTTTTCAGCGCTATTTACTATTTTAGTAGCTAACTCGTTTTGTTTCTTTTCCTCCGTAGTACTTGCTCTTATCGTTTCAATATCTGTTTTTACATTATCTATATCTTCTTGTTTCTTTTTAATGCCTTTAATTTTATTCAATAATTTATTAATTAATTCGATGTTAGCTTTTGCTTTAACTACTGCTTCTGTTGTCATCCTGGCTTCTTCAACAGCTCTCTCCTCCTCCTCTTTCTTTTTCTTTATTTCATCTTCTTTTTCTTTTTTCTTTGCTTCTTCTGCTTTCCGTTCAACGTCTCCGATACTGTCTAACTTTTGTTGTGGGGTAATGTCTGGATTCGGTTTACCAGAAGGTAGTGGCATTCCTGGAATAATCGGATTCGATGGTTGAGGGGCTGGCACATTGACAGGCGACGGAGCAGACAATCCTTTGTTATTAGCTTCATTGGATTCGGGTGCATTAGATGCTGGTTTTCTTTCGGATTCTTCTTTTCTGTTTTCAATCTCTATTTTCTTGGTTAAATACGCCATACCCTCCTTGCTGTACACGCCTTTCGTAAAGTCACTGAATCCTTTCGCCATCTCGGTCATATCAAATGTCGACGCATCCTTTTTAGCAGATTCTAATAGTTGTAATTGTTGCTCTTTACTCATATACTGAGAGCAGACCCATAACAGAGACCCAAAAAATACCATGCCGGTACCCGCTAGAATACTCACAATTTGGGTCATGTATCTGTTATACTTATCGCATTTTATTTTTAGCCGGTTGAACACAATCAAATCTACTCATAGTATAATAAATGAACCCAAATGATATTAAAAAACGAGGGAAGACATTCAGTCAATCTTCGCAACATCGTATTGCAGAGTCCGTACTCAACAAAGTGTCTCTGAAAAACATATCCGAGAACCCGGATGCTCCCATATCGCGTATCTTCAAGTACGCACTCGATCCGGCCAAGATCCCCGTTAATGACCAGAAATACAGCGGCCGCTGTTGGATCTTCTCTTTTACCAACATGCTTCGACGCAAAATGATCAAGCATTACAACCTAGATCCGGGCTTCAACTTCTCTCACAAGTATATCACGTTTTTCGATAAGCTAGAGAAGATGAATGCGCTGTTTGAAGTCATGTACTTTTACGCCCAGAAAGATCAAACGGATTCCCTCGATATACTGCATCTCCGAGACAGTTACATGGGTGACGGAGGCACCTGGCATTATTTCGTCAATATCGTCAACAAGTACGGTATTGTACCTAGCGAAGCCTACCCGGAAAACCATTCGTCCAATGCTACGGATGAACTCAACGAAATACTAAACCAGTTTGTGGATTCACATATCACACAAGTCGCGGCGACGAAAACTCGGGCATCTTTCGAAGCGCTCAAAAAGAAGGCAATGGAAAAAGCGATCAACACGCTGATGGCTTTCCTCGGTGTTCCTCCCACAGAACTTGTGTGGAAATACGTGGATTCCAAAGGCAAGATCCACGAGCCCCATCAGAAACCGTGTTCGCCTCTTGCCTTTTACGAACGCTATGTCAAACCCGTTGTCAATGTCGACGATTTCGTCGTGCTGATCAACGATCCGCGAAATCCTTATCATCGATTGTACTCAGTTGAACTCATGCATAATGTGCTTCCCGAACATCCAGAGATGTCGTTAGACCGCTATCCGACCAATCGCTATCTGAATGTTCCATCGGATGTCATGCGAGATGTTCTTCTGAAGTCGATCCGCAGTAACATGCCGGTGCCTTTCGCAGCCGATGTGACGCTCTTCATGCGCTCGAATGGATCTCGCATGGATCTCGATGTACGTTACGATGACCTGTTGGGTTATAGCATCGTGCATCCTAAAAAAGAGTTGTATGAGAACCATATCTCGGCTCCAAATCACGCCATGCTTTTTATTGGTGCAAATGGACCCACGGGAGAGTGGCAAGTGGAGAATTCCTGGGGAGTGGCAAACACAAAATATCCGTATTTGACCATGTCTGATTCGTGGTTTGAGCATTATGTAGGCGAAATCATCGTCCATAAGAAATACATGACGAAAGCACTCCGAGACGAATACCGGGCTCTCCATAAAAAAGCTGACTATACGTATCTTCCTTTCTGGGATATCTTCGGCACTCTTGCTTTCAGTTCAAGCTAAAGAGTAATGTACTCTTGCTTTCAGTTCAAGCTAAAGAGTAATGTACTCTTGAGAACGTATAATTTGTGAAGTAAAATAAATACACTTCCGTATGCGGTGCTCGTCTCTTCGAGTATCCTCAAAGCCACCAGTAGGTCATGACAAAGTATGCTACCCGACTTCTGCGAAAGTATTCCATTCACCGAATGCCGACATCCGCCTAGATGTGTATGGTCTGAAGCCATTGAAAACGGTCTTTTATTTTGGTGCAAAGCCCTCATCCTCTAAACAAAAAATGC